TGAAGAGGTAAATGTATGTACAAAAAATAAAACGTTTGCAGTAGTAAAAGAGGTTACTGTACCGCCTACCATTTTTTGTGATGTAGCTCTGTATTTAATAATCACAATTCCTGACCCACCATTAGCTGTTGGGGTTCCTCCATAAACACCTGCGGCGCCACCACCTGTATTTGCAGTACCGTTTCCAGCATTAGACCCACCACCGCCAAGACCGCCATTACCACCAAATTGACTACCACCGCCACCGCCACCACCATAGTATGTAGTTGTGTTATTAATAGAAGATGTAATACCGTTACCACCATTACCGCCTTGGCTTTCTACGCCATTTTGCCCTGCTTGACCCGCTCCACCACCGCCACCTCCAGTTTGAACTTCTCCAAAGGCGCCGATAAATGGGTCGCCCCCACCAAATCCATTGCCCGAAGTACCACCATTACCGCCAGTTGTACCACCACCACCAGAAGCTGAATTAACGCTAGAGATTGATGATGGATTACCCGAAGCGCCAGAAACACCACCAGCGCCTACAGTAACTGTGCGGACAATTCCAAACGCTGTTTGAAAAGAACTTTCTAATACTTGTCCAGCGCCAGCACCACCAGTAGCAGATCCCGGAGTAAACGTTCCACCACCGCCACCTACTAAAAGATAGCTAATTAAAAGAGGCGAGCCATTGGTATAACCATAAGACTTAGCACTAGCAGTGCCACGAGTATTAACTATTGGCATTATGCTAACTGAGTTTGTGAGGCAAATACGCTAAATGCAGCATTACCTGTTTTAACAATGTTATAAGTGTATATATCTACAGAGCTTGGGTTTCCTGTTATTGGCGCACTACCACCCTGATATTTTGGAGTTACCGAAACCCCATCAACGGTTAGATTAGGTATGTAATAAGGTGTTGCACCGTTTGTCAAAAACACCGCTACGCAAGTTGATTGGCTAGTAGCTAGTAGATTATTCAGGGGTACAGTAGAGCTTCCACGAATATTAACTGTGCAGTTTGCAGTTGCATTACCAGTAGAGTAGTAAACGGTTTGCGTTAAAGTATCAAAGTTTAAAGAGCTGCTAATACCTGTACCAGTAATTGTGGTTCTTTCATTAATTTCTGGGGTTGTAAAAATAGATGTAACAGCCAGCGTATTGGAAGACAAACTACCACCAATAGTAGTATTACCCGTAACAGTTAAATTACCATCAATAAAGTTTAAAGTTGTAGCTGAATAAAAATCTGTGCCGTCACAGAAAACAATAGCAGAAGCAGCATTAGTCAAAGCAACGCCATTTCCACCAGACGTTTTAATAGTTACTGTAGCATTTGAAAAGTTACGGACAATATAAGTTTTTTCTACTGCGGGTGCAATAACGTTGCATGGGGCAGCTAATAGACCGCCAAGAACAATAACAGCGTTACGGGCTTCATCTGGCAAACCGTTATAATCGGTAAGAGTATAGTCCCCACCAGTTAAAGTAATTGGCTGAACACCAGCAATAGCCTGTTCAAGCAATGTGCCTAAGTTGTTATTAGTGGTCGTACCCCAAGTACCGGCTTGTTCGCCGTTTCCGATAAGCTCTAATCCGAGACTGGTTGAATAGGTTGACGGCACGATTATGCTCCTAAAATAGTTTGCCCACGCTGGTGGGATTTAAGCCTGCTTACATATGGTTGAGATAATCCAGTTAACGCAACCACTTTACATTGTTTAACACTTTGCTTTAATAGTTCAATAGCCATTTTTATTTTTTCCTTTGGGTGCTTCCTAGCATTATCGTTTAACAAGCACATACCTTTTCTAGCTTGAGATATAGATGCTTTTTGCTCTTGAGTACGTTTCTGCCCAATTCTAGCAAGCCTTGATTTTTCTATAGCTTCTGGTGGCATTGAATGTCCATTTTCACCGCCATACGTCAAGTTGTAACCGTTTCCATTACGAATATAAGAATCATGTTTTTTAATTAGCTCTATCTCAACATTTTGTATTTCTTCTAAACTGTTTCCAATATGAACTGTTTCAATCTCAAATGCATCAATTCCGTAATGTTTCATGGCGTTATATAGTGGGTGATTGATTTTTCCACGCAAAGCACAACCCCTATGCTGTAACCAACGCTGGTAAACAGTCCTAGTCGTTATGCCAATATATAGCATCCCGTTGATTTTATTGGTAATTTTGTATACAAACATATTATGCTGCTATAAGTTCCCAGTCTGTTACTGCATTATCTGGTATTTGACTCCAACCAGACCCTGAATCATCGTCTATATTTGTCCAGCCGGGGTCCGGCACATCCGGAATCTGTCCCCAAACAAGTACTTGACCGATTATACCCCGTGCTTGAACGCCTGTTAAGTAGATATTTGCATCTGCTGCGGGACTTACTGTACCAATATATCCTACTGCTTGAACACCTGTTAAGGGTACTCTTTGGCTTAATTCAACAGTTACATTACCTAATTGAGCATTACCTTGAACACCAATTAAAACTACATTTGCCGTACCTGTTACAGCAACTGTTCCTAGTTGGGTATTACCTTGGACGCCTGTTAAATAAACATCTGCATTTGCCGCTACGACTACGGTGCCTACTTGACCAACGGCTTGAACCCCAGTTACAGGAACATTAGCTGCCGCCGTTACAGAAGCTGTTCCTAATTGGGTTACGCCTACAACGCCTGTTACCAGTATATTTGCATCAGCAGTAGTATTTACGGTTCCAGTTTGACCTACGGCTTGAACACCCGTTACATTTACCCCAGTACCTTCTTGAGCCGTTACGGTACCTACTTGACCAATACCTTCTACGCCAGTTACGGGTACATTAGCTTCTGCGGCGGTAGTAACAGTTCCAACCTGACCTACGCCTTGTACGCCGGTTACGGAAACATCTGCACCAGCCGTTACAGTTGCGGTTCCTAATTGGGTAATACCTACAACACCCGTTAAAAAGACTACTGCAGAACCTTGGGTATCTACAGAACCAACTTGTCCAACACCCTGAACGCCTGTTAATGTAACATCTGCGCCAGCAGCAACATCTACTGTGCCTACCTGACCTACACCTTGTACTCCAGTTAACAGAACCCCAACACCAGCAGCGGTGTCAACTGTACCTACATAGCCAATAGCTTGAGTGCCTGTTACATAAATATTAGCTTCGCCTGTTACGCTTGCAGTGCCTAAATACCCAACGGCTTGTACCCCAGTAACAGTAACACTTACTGAGAGGGCTACTTCTCCGCCTGTATCTGCAAAGGGGGCCGAGGCGAAAGGATTAAATCCAAACATAGTTAAGCCGTGTAACTGCCGCTAGCGTTAAACTTCAAAATCGTATTTGAACCAGATGTTGTTATAACTGGAGATCCTGTATACGACGCAGAGTAATTTGTGGTTGGTACTGAAATAATTACCACTCCAGATCCTCCAGCTCCGCCATTAGCGCCGGGGCCACCACCACCACCGCCGCCAGTGTTTGTAGTTCCCGCAGTACCATCATATTGACCTCCGTTACCACCCCCACCAGAACCACCAGTACCCTGCGTTCCGGGGCTAGAAAAAGTTCCACCGCCGCCGCCGCCAGCATAATAAACAGAAGAACCTGTAATAGATGACTGTAAACCAACGCCACCGTTACCGCCAACTGAGCTTCCGGGAACGCCCCCAACTGCTCCAGCACCGCCACCTCCGCCAGTTGAATTTGTTGCTCTACCAGCGGCAGATGAGGCTCCATTATTGCCTTGCCCAACAGTACCTGTACCAGCAGCTCCGTTACCAGAACCAGCACCACCAGATCCACCATTGCCGCCAGCACTGTCTGCGTTATTACCTCTACCCCCACCAACTGCAGTAGTCAGACCTGTAAGTGTCGAATTAGATCCGTTTGCAAACTGACTACCACCAGCACCAACCGTTACTGTATAAACAGTTCCCGGAACAAAGCTTGTTGTACCAGAAACCATACCACCAGCACCAGCGCCTGACGCTCCACCACCACCCCCGCCAGCAACAATTACGTAGGATGCACTATATGTACTTGCTTTAATTATGGTCCAAGCGCCATTAACATAACCTTCTAAGCCATATCCAGCATCAGTGTTATATCTAATCATGCCATTTACACCCGTAGGTCTATTATTAGTAGTACCGTTTGGCAAAATAACTGCGCCAGTAGAAGTAAAGTTAGCGTTTTGTAAGGTGTCAATAATTACTGCGGTTGTATTAGCAGTTTGTAAGCCCAATGCACCAGAAGCATCAGCCGTTTCGGTTAAACCAGAAGTAGAAGCATTAATAAAAGTTGTCATGGAAAAGTTACCCAAGCTCCGCCTATATAGGCTTCAAGGTTTGCAGTGCTACTGTTGTAACGAATCATTCCGTTTACTCCAGTAGGTCTATTGTTTGTTGTACCAGCAGGAAGTGTTACAGCGCCAGTAGAAGTAAAGTTTGCTACTTGATTAGAGTTTATAACGACTGCATTAGCGCCATTGGTTTGCAATGCAAGGTTAGCCGTACCATCAGAGACTTTAATAATCGCTGAGAATTCTGAAGAGTTTCCGGCTTGTGCATTGATAGTGGACATGGTTATGCCGTGTATGTACCACTAGAGGTAAACGTATGGATTGTATTTCCACCACTAGAAGTTACAGTGCCACCTGTTCCTCTTTGCGCACCAGTATAAGAAATAATAAATATTCCAGAACCACCAGCGCCCGATGTTGCAGAAGTGGAACCCATACCTGCACCACCGCCACCGCCACCTAAATTTACAGTTCCATTTGTTCCATTTCCTGAACCAGAAACACCACCTTGACCGCCACCACCTGCGCCACCAGCACCCCCAGAACCTGAAATAACTCCACCACCACCACCACCTGAATAAGTTATAGCAGTTCCGCTGATAGAAGATGATGTTCCTGCGCCACCGTTACCTGCGGAAGAACCAGAACCTACTCCACCAACAGCGCCAGCACCGCCACCACCGCCACCAGGGTAAGGGGATGCTGCGTTTCCTAAACCACCGTTATTGCCTTGGCCTGAAGTTCCTGTACCGCTTGAAGTACCATTATTGCTTGCGCCACCGCCAGAACCACCATTACCTCCGTTGTTAGTTCCAGTTGCGCCACCACCATAACCACCACCAAGCGCTGTAATACTTAAACCAGTTGTATTGCTGCCTACAACACCATTACTTCCAGTTATAGAAGCCCCTCCAGCACCAATAACAATTGTGTATGCTACTCCACCAGTAAGAGTAGTTGTATTAGCTAAGTAGCCACCAGCTCCACCGCCGCCACCATCGTTTGCACCACCAGAACCTCCGCCAGCTACAATTAAATAATTTATTGAATACGTCTGTGATGTAATGTTTGTCCACGCAACACCACTATAGACTTCTGTAGATAAAGTATCAGTGTTGAAACGCATTGTTCCGGCAGTTGCATTAGCTGATCGCTGGGCTGTAGTTCCAGACGGCAATTGAATACCCTGCGTAGCCGAAGACGCATTTACTCCAAGACTACCGTCAATAATTACCGTCATGGTAAGTCCTTAAGGTGTTACTAAAACCCAAGATTGAGTAGCTTCATCCCATGTATATACGCCGCCATCTGTTGGATAAGGTACTGGAGCTTCCCATAAGAATGTAGAAGTATTTAGCGTCCATGATGGGTATGGCTGTGGCGCATAGAACACACCGACAACACCGTCAATAACATAAGAGTTATCGTAGGTATAACCAATACCAGCATAGTTAGCACGAAGCGGAGTTCCACCATCAGGCGTATGTGGCTCTGCTGGAGGAGATGGTGCGTAATGCACGTTTCCGTAAGTGTTATACGAAGTCTGTACCCAGAATCCGGGTTGTGTATCTACGAATGCTTGATCCGCAGAAATAACTTCTGATACTAAAAATTTAGAGGCTTCTGAAGTTGCCTCACACTTTGCAAAATATGACATGTTTTATTGCTCCTTTTAAGCTGTATATGTACCGCTAGGTACGTATTTTAATATAGTATTGCAACCGTAGGTAGTCATTATTGATCTGCCTGTAGGTAATTTAACCAACCTGTAACAATATACTTATCTTGTGTTTGTGATGCAATACCTCTATGAACATAAGTCCAGTCAGCAGGCCACACTACAGTAAGCCCTTTTTTAGGGATAAGCTTTAGTTTTTGATGGAAAAACTCTGTTTCACCGCCTTCTGTAACATTGTTTAAGTATGTCATAAAAACTAGGTGACGAGAAACATTTGGACTTTTATGGTTAAAACGCTCTGTATGCCAAGCATGGTAGCCCTGTGTTGGAGCATAGTGCTGAACATTTATAGTGTCGTTAACTCCAAAAGAACCAAAAGCACAGCTCCAAGGATATTTTTCTACATACTCATCTAGTACTTTTCCCAGTTGACTGGTATAGGCGGCATAAAGCTCTCCACTAAACGCTAAGTTAACATCAGTAGATTCTTTTTCTTTAAGACCATTAAAAGTTACATTTTTAATAGTTTCACCAATAACTTTATTAGGGCTATCTTTATGATATCCAATAATTTCATCGCATAAATCTACATTCTGCATCATGCTTGTATATATAAAAGATTCGTTCATTTATGCCGTATAGGTTCCGCTACTATTAAAAGTAATGATTGTATTGCTTCCTGAAGTAGTTATGCTAGGAGATCCTGTAGTAACCCCTGTGTAATTGATTGTAGGAACAGAGAAAATAACAACTCCAGAACCACCTGAACTAGTAGGGCCGTAGTTTGATCCACCGCCTCCAGATCCCGTATTTACTGTTCCATTTCCGCCAGCAGATCCATTACCAGTACCGTTACCACCGCCTCCAGAACCGCCTGATGAGCCGCCAGCATCAGAACCACTATATGATCCAGCACCTCCACCACCACCGCCAGCACGAGTTACGGAAGACCCAGTAATTGAAGAAGCTAGGCCAGAACCACCGTTACCACCGTTAAAACTTCCACCGCCTGTTGACCCGCCTCCACCACCAGCCCCGCCACCGCCACCAGCGCCAAAATATGTTGTTCCCGTTCCGGGTGCGCTACCACCATTATTACCTTGACCACTAGTTGCACTACCACCTGAACCGCCAGTACCACAAGCGCCGCCACCAGACCCACCATTTCCGCCACTACCATCTCCAGCACCAGCACCGCCGCCAGAAGCGGTTACAGTAGTTAAACCTGTTCCAGCAATAGTTGAGTTACTACCTGTTCCACCGTTAGATCCAGCGCCGACAGTAGCAGTGTATGTAGTTCCGGGAGCTACTGTAAATGAGGTAGTTAAATATCCACCCGCACCGCCGCCACCGCCGCCACGGTTACCACGGGTTCCCCCGCCTCCCCCACCGGCAATCACTAAATAAGTAAGCACATAAGGAGGTGCGCTTAAAGAATATAAACTTCCTGAAGTAGTGAAAGTGTGAATTGTTTGCCCACCAGAAGATGTAATAGTTCCACCACCAAATTGTGCGGGTCCGGGATAAGACACAATAACTACGCCAGATCCACCATTGCCGGGACTTTGGCCGCCACCAGCACCACCGCCACCACCGCCGGTATTAGCGGTTCCAGATCCGGGTCCAGATCCTGTATATACACCACCCGCACCGCCACCACCAGTGCCACCAGTAGATCCAGACTGTCCACCACCACCACCGCCACCACGAGTGACGCTAGAACCTGATATTGAACTTGCTAAACCGTTTCCTGCTGTATATACAGAGGCTGCTTCACTAGCACCACCACCTGATGATCCAGCGTTACCTGAACCAGCAAAGTTACCACCAGCAAAACCTTGGCCTGAAGTACCAGCACCACCCGATCCACCAGTAGAGCCACCACCGCCACCACCGCCAGAGCCGCCGCTTCCTCCATTAGAATTAGCATTTCCACCTTGACCACCACCAGTTGTAGATATGGTAAATCCAGAAGATGTTGAGCCTTGTGACGCACCAGCTCCCCCGCCACCAATAATAATTGAATAACTTGTTGAGAAGAATAAAGTAGTGGTTCCTGTTAAGTAGCCGCCAGCTCCACCACCTCCGCCCGCTACCACCGCACTAGCGTCATTACCACCACCACCGCCACCCGCAATAATAAGGTAAGTACCAGTTGCTTTGATAGCCCTTGCAGATGTTAGCCCAAAGGCTTTGACAGAAGGTCCTCTGGCTCCAAGTAGTGGCATATTATGCGAACTGAGTTTGAGAAGCTAAAACCGTGTAAGTAGCATTAGCTGTTTTAATTGCAGTAAAAGAATAGACATCAATACCTCTAGCATTACCAGAAGTTGGCGCAGAGTTACCTTGCCATTTAGGAGTTACTGCAACACCGTCAATTTGGTATCCACTTACATAATAAGCTGTATTGCCTTGAGTACTCATAAACACTAGGCTAATAGATTGACCATTAGACATAGCATTATTCAACGGAATGGTTGAGCTTCCACGAAGATTGATGGTAGTGTTAGCTGTAGCGTTGCTTGTATACAATAAAATGTTTTGCGTAATTGCATCAAAGTTTACGTTAGCCGTAGCATTTGCGGAAGATACTGTAACCTTTTCTTCAATAGATCCGTTAAAAGAGCTAACCTGATTTGTATCTAAAGTTAAGGTGGTTAAATTACTACCACTAGTAGTAAAAACTATATTACCCGTTGTATCACCAATAACGGTAAACGCAGTATTGATTGTGTTGCTTGCGCTAATAATACTCATTTAAATAACCACCCATCTTGAACCGCTTGCAACCGTAACAGATACACCGTTTGCTGTAGTAATTGGACCTACTGAGAAGCCATTAGTACCCGCAGCAATTGTGTAGTTTGCAGAAGCTGTTGCTTGGTTTATTGTAATTGCTTGCCCTGCACCGCCTAAGCTTGTAG